AAGGCAAACAAAGGCATATTAAAAGGAGAAATTATTATGGCATCTTTGGCTGAAATTAGAGCAAAACTAAAGGCATCTGAACAAAGTGGTTCAGGCGAGAGAACAGGCGGTGGAGACAACTCCATTTATCCGTTTTGGAATCTCAAAGAAGGACAAGAAGCATCAATCCGCTTCCTTCCAGATGGTAATCAAGATAACACGTTTTTCTGGGTTGAACGTGCAATGATCAAACTACCTTTCGCAGGTGTTAAAGGTCAAACAGAATCAAAACAAGTAATTGTACAAGTACCATGCGTTGAAATGTATGGCGATACTTGCCCAATCCTTTCAGAAGTACGAGCATGGTTCAAAGACAAGAGTCTAGAAGAAATGGGTCGTAAGTACTGGAAGAAACGCAGTTACATTTTCCAAGGTTTTGTTGTTGAAGACGGACTGAAAGAAGAACAGCGTCCAGAGAATCCAATTCGTCGATTCATTATCGGCCCACAAATCTTTACAAGCATTCGTGCCGCTTTGGTTGATCCAGAGTTGGAAGACTTGCCAACAGATTATGTGCATGGTATTGACTATCGCATGAAAAAAGGTAGCAAAGGCGGATATGCTGACTATTCAACTTCAAGTTGGGCACGTCGTGAGCGTCCGCTAAGTGAAGATGAGCAAGCGGCTATTAAACAACATGGTTTGTTTAATCTTAACGATTATCTTCCTAAGAAGCCAACTGAAATTGAACTCAAAGTCATGAAAGAAATGTTTGAAGCGTCAGTAGACGGTGAAGCATATGACATGGATCGTTGGGGTCAATACTTTAAGCCAGCTGGTATGAGCCAGAATACAGGCGATCCACAAAAAACAGCATCTACTCCTAAAGCATCTGTTCCTGCAGATGATTATGATAATGAACCTGCCGCTAAGGCAGCTGATGTACCTGCCGCTAAGGCAGCTGATGCATCTAGTGCTACCAGCGATAGTCGTGCCCAAGACATCTTGGCAATGATTCGCAATCGTCAGAAGTAAAATAAGGCTTGGGCCTCTGCAACCTAGTTGTACGCCCAGGTTCTCACACCTAACAGGAGAAAGAATATGTCAAAAAAATTAGGAAAACTAGCAAAAGTAAATGAGTCAATTACAATCAATCGCTATGATAACGGATGGATGGTTGAAGTAGGTGGCCGAGATGAAGAAAGTGAATGGAAGAATTGTAAAATTGTATGTAACACAGAAGAAGAAGTTCTTACTGTAGTTAAAGAATACAACGGAATGACACTGGATAATTAATATGGCGAATAAAGCGTTTGATTTATCAAAATTTCGTAAGACGTTAACTAAGTCTATTGATGGCTTAGGAATTGGATTTAACGATCCAACAGATTGGGTTAGTACAGGTAATTTTGCGCTTAACTATCTAATCTCAGGTGACTTTAACAAAGGTATTCCTTTGGGCAAAGTTACTGTATTTGCAGGCGAATCCGGTGCTGGTAAGAGTTATATTTGTTCTGGAAACATTGTTAAGAATGCACAAGAGCAAGGCATTTATGTTATTCTTATCGACAGTGAAAATGCTCTAGATGAAAAATGGTTACACGCACTAGGTGTAGACACTAGTGAAGATAAACTTCTCAAATTGAACATGGCTATGATTGATGACGTGGCAAAAACAATCCACGAATTCATGAATGAATATAAAGCTATGGATCAACGCCCCAAGGTTTTATTTGTCATAGACTCATTGGGTATGTTGCTTACCCCTACCGATATCAATCAGTTTGAAGCGGGAGATCTAAAGGGCGATATGGGTCGTAAACCTAAAGCACTTACGGCATTGGTTCGTAACTGTGTTAATATGTTTGGTAACTATAATGTAGGTATGGTTTGTACAAATCACACATACGCTAGCCAAGACATGTTTGATCCTGATGACAAAATTTCAGGTGGCCAAGGCTTTGTTTACGCAAGTTCTATCGTAGTTGCTATGAAGAAATTGAAGTTGAAAGAAGACGAGGATGGTAATAAGGTTACAGAAGTTAACGGTATCCGTGCCGCTTGTAAAATTATGAAAACCCGTTACTCTAAGCCGTTTGAAACATTACAAGTTAAAATTCCGTATGCCACAGGCATGAATCCATACAGCGGTCTTGTTGACTTGTGTGAAAAAGCTGGCTTGCTCAAGCAAGAAGGTAATAGACTCAAATGGATTGATCCAGAAACAGGTGAGGAATTCAAATTCTACCGAAAAGAATGGAAAGATGATAAATTAGATATGTTAATGAGTAAATTTCATATCAAATCTTTAACAACAGAACCCATTCCTGAGGAGATAGACGAGAATGTTGAATGAAACACAAATTGGTGATATTTGGTTAAACTTTGTTGAGTACCTAGATAAAAAACAATTAGAAAATGTAGCAGAAAGATATATTGATTTGCTAGCTGACTTTGGTGTCAGTGATAAAGTATTCAAAGGTGCCGTTGGCATTGATGATACACTTGATCAAGCTATTGGTTTTTATCTTGATGACGAAGACGAAGACGACGATTATAAAGAAATGGAGTTCTAATGGGGTGGTATACTGAGATAGCTAAAGATATTTCAAATATTCCGCAGGCAGTAGATTATTTTGAAGTCGAATTAACGGCGGCAAAAGGCGAATGTCGTGTACAGGGTAATATTGAAAGAGCTTCTGCAAATATGCCCGGAATTGTTGAGCAGAGGTTCTCTCAACTACAAGAAATCGAAGCTATCTTAGAATACCTTAACATAGAATTAAGAAGACTGCGTAGTCAACACTTTCGAAAATATTTAGAAAATTATCAACGAGCCTTAACCAGCCGAGATGTTGAAAAATATGTTGACGGTGAAGACGACGTAGTTGACTTTGAGAAAATAATCAATGAATTTGCGCTCTTAAGGAACAAGTGGTTAGGTATTACTAAAGCACTTGATCAAAAGCAGTGGCAACTGACAAATATTATAAAACTTAGAGTTGCTGGCATGGAAGATGCTACTTTATAATTAGAGCAATTTGCTCAAAATCTTGAACATAGGCCTTAAATAATTAAAAGGCCTATTTTCTTTTAAAGTGTTGACCTTTGTGACAATTTAGTTTATAATAACAGTATGAACATTGACCATCTATTACTTGAAATTGAAAAACGTGGGTTTGACAATCTTCCAAACGTGATTCCAACTCGAGATTTAAAAATTTTAAAAAGTTTATCTATCTCAGTAATCAATCCACTATTCATTACTAAAAATCAAGCTAGACTATTAGTAAAAGTCCTCACCGAAAATAAGGAAAATTTAGTTACTGTGTCAGACTTTATTGAAAGCGCATTAGCAGATCCACACTGGTCAAAACCCTTTAGACCAGTTGACCAGATAAAACGAATTTTCATCAATAAATTAAAAGACAACAGCCAGTCATTAGCTGTTGAATTTTCATTCAACACGAATTTTAGGAAAATTCTCCAAACTTTGGCCAAAGTTGCCGATGGCAATATGATCTTTCCTACTACCAAGGTCACCCTTCTTGATCTTACTGAACGAAATATTGTACTTGTTGTTGAAAACTTTAAAAGGCATAAGTTTGAAATAAGTGATGAAGTGCTTGATTTTTATAACACCATAAAATCTTGGAATTTTCATGAAATTTCTGAAAAATTTCACCTAACTCAACTTAACGGTTCTAACGCACACCTTGCTCTACTTGCAGACATAGGCGAAGACGGACTGACCAACGAAGACATAGTCCAAGACCGACAAATAAAATTTCAGTATCGAGGTAACTTTTTAGAAAAAACTGAAAATTCCGTAAAAAATACCATAATTTCTCGATCTAGCACAAAAGTATGGATAAGCCCTAAAGAGGCTGAATTGCACGAGGTGCTGACTACATTAGTAGAACTTAAAAGATTTCCAATCCTATTAACCTGGGAACATAATGTAGAAAAATCAGCACTAGAAATATTAAACACCGTTAATGAAGGTCTTAAAAAATGTGAAATTTCTAGTAGTGTAGGGGTTTACTTTAGATTAGACAATTCAGAGATTGGAAAAGAATTCAATAGACTAATTGCAGAAAACAAGTATAATACAGTACTAGACAGCAACACAATGGTGGCATGTGTGCCTAATGGAAAAATACCTAAATTTTTCATAAAAAGTAATTGGACACCAAAAGCAGTAGTGTCAATAGGTACTTCATTAAGATACAGCAAAACTGCGGTGTATGCCAACTGCTGTGACTTGATTATAACTTATCATCACTCACCGACACTGATGGAAAATATTAAAACCTTATGAGCGTACGATTAGTAATACAAGACGAAGTTAATATAAAATTTGAAAATCTTCCTTTAGATGCAAGGAAGAAGTTATCGAATACGTTCAAGTACGAAATCCCTTATGCAAGATATCATCCGGCATATAAATTAGGTCGATGGGACGGGATGGTTAGTTTATTTGGTCTAGGTGGTACAGGCTATCTCAGTCAACTAGAACAAATTTTAGAAATACTGCATAGTCTAAGAGTAACAATAGACGATATAGATGATCGACGCACTAGCGTACAGTTTAGTTTTGATCCAGTAACAGAAACATACTGGGCTGACCAAGGTAAAGTATGGCCAGTTGGTCATCAACAGGCTGGCCAACCTATAATGTTAAGAGACTATCAAGTTTTTGCTATTAATAACTTTTTAACAAATACACAATCATTGCAAGAAATTGCCACTGGCGCTGGCAAAACTATTACCACTGCAACACTAAGTCAATTAGCAGAAAAATTTGGCAGGACTATTACTATTGTACCTAACAAAAGTCTTGTAGAACAAACTGAAGAAGACTTTATCAACGTTGGGTTAGACGTGGGCGTTTATTATGGAGATCGTAAGGATCTCAACAAAACGCACACAATATGTACTTGGCAAAGTCTTAACATCCTTGATAAGAAAAGTAAAAATCATGAGCAAGATATTGTTACTCTTGCTGAGTTTCTTGATGGCGTTAAGTGTGTCATTGTTGACGAAGTACACATGGCCAAAGCTGAAGTATTGAAGAATTTACTTACTCAGAATTTGTGTAACGCACCAATTCGTTGGGGACTTACTGGAACTGTTCCTAAAGAAAAATTTGAAAGTGAACAGATTTTTGCCAGTATTGGTCCAGTAGTAGGCGGTATCAAAGCACACGAATTACAAGAACGTGGAGTGTTAAGTAACTGTCATGTAAATGTTGCACAATTAATTGATATTCCAGAATTTACCAGTTATGCTGAAGAATTAAAATATCTTGTCACAGACGACGACAGGATGATCTATATTTCAAAATTAATTAAAAATATATCATTATCAGGAAACACATTAGTATTAGTTAATAGGATTGACAGTGGAAAATTTTTAGTTAATGAAATTGAGGACAGTGTCTTTATTTCGGGTGAAGTAAAAACAACTGCTCGGAAAGAAGAGTATGATGAAGTTAAAACAAGTACTAATAAGATTATTGTGGCGACTTATGGTGTGGCCGCTGTGGGTATTAATATCCCTAGGATTTTTAATCTGGTTCTTTTGGAATCCGGAAAGAGCTTTACAAGGGTTATACAATCTATTGGGCGGGGTATTAGAAAAGCAGAAGACAAGGACTTTGTCCAAATCTGGGACATAACCAGTACGTGTAAGTATGCCAAGCGGCACCTTACAGAAAGAAAGAAATTTTACAAGGAGGCCAAGTATCCTTTTACATTAGAAAAGGTTGACTGGCAAAAATGATATGCAGATTTTAACATTAGATAATAAGGCGTTTAGTCTTAATAATCTACCAGATGAAGTAGATGATAGTACGCGATTCGCAGTACTTGATAACAGTGATCCTAAGGAACCAGATTTCTTTTTTATGCCACTGATATTTTTAGAAAGCTTCAATGCGCCAGCAATGGTCCTACGAATTGGCAACGAAGAAGTAACAATGCCAATTGATTGGTGCATTGCTGTCGGCGACAGTAGCAGTGCGTGTGATATCGAAGTACTACCGTTAACTAGTCTTAATGATAGAGGTTTTGAAGCATTAATATTCAATCCGTTGAGCAGTTTCAGAGTTGAATTTAAACCAATTGAAGTGGTTAACTTTTATAATGATGTTAAATGGTATTTTCCAAAAATGAAAAATGGACAACTCCTTGCAACTCCGTTATCGTCAAGTGAAAAACCAAGTTGTGCTTATTTTGTTAAAGAAATATCAAGACAAAGTGAAATAATTCATCTAGATAGGATTTTGTAATGGGAAGTCTTAAACCTGGCGCAACTTACATTTACGAAAAAGCAGATGGTGTTACCTATGCTAGAGAATTTGGCGCGGATCCATCTACCCGTCAAGAAATAGGATGGGACTATGATCCCAGAACCAATGATGGTCGCCCACTGTTCGACCACATAATGGATAGTAAGATGTGGGGCGAAATTCATAGGATGGCGAAAACCAATTCCACTTTACAAAATGCACTTGATCGTGTTATAATGATATACAAATTAAGCAAGGAAAAAATATGACAATGAAAGTGGCTTATTTTCAACCAGTTGTGGTTGCTATGGATAATGTACCACCAGTTCAATATAGTAAGCTGTTTAATCTCTGCGAACAATTACATCAGCACCCAGAGTTGAATGACAACGGAGATCCGGCTATTAGTATTCGTGGCGGTCAACAGATACAAGTATATCCTAACGAATTAAACTTAGATGTATCGTGGCTAGTATCGTGGCTAGAACAAGTCTGTCTCGGCTACATGGAACTGGTAACACAACAAAGTGGTACCATCGATCTAACACTATGCAAGCCTGTTATTAACAGCATATGGACCATTGAACAAGGCCCAGGTGACTATCAGGAAATGCACAGTCACGCAGGCGGCAATATCAGCGGCAATGTCTATGTTATGGTTCCTGACCTAGCACCTGACAGTAAACCTTCAGATTGTCAAATTTTATTTAGGATGCCTCAAACTAGAGACGTTACTAAATTTATAATGAATGATACTTGGCGATACTCTCCTAAACCAGCCACAATGGTTGTGTTTCCTAGTCATTTGCCGCATACTGTATATCCATGGAGAGGCCAAGGCAAGCGTACCGTTGTAGCATGGGATGCTTCGTTAGTGCCAAAAACAGATGAGTGAAAAATTAGAACTAAAAGATATTTTAGGTGCCCTAGACCTAGGTGCTAGAGAAGTATGGGACGAACTATCTGAAGAACAAAAGAAAAGTGTTGCATTTTTTTTGTTAAACCGATATATGAGCTCTGTTAAGTCAACTAATCGAGATCTACAAGAACATTTTGTACTGGCAACTAATGAATACTTCAACAAACATTTCTTCAGTCTCGGCAGGCATCCTAAGCTATTATGGCAACTACTAGCCTTGTGCGGGCATGAGAGCAAGAAAATAATGTTTCATGAGTGGATTGGCAACAAGAAGAAAACGCCAAACAAACGAATAAAATTATTAGAATATTTGTACCCTAGTAAGAAAGATGACGAGCTTGAGTTGATGAGTGTTATTATGACTGACAAAGAAGTAAAAGATATTGCTCGATCTCATGGCATGGACGAAGGGCAAATTGCATATAGAATGAAATGATGAATCTATCTGTTGACAAGCCCTATCAATGTGAACACTGCGGAACAAAGTTTATGAAAGAAAAAACTTTGTTTGTACATGTTTGCGAACAAAAACGCAGAGCTCTTGCCAAGGCAGAAAAGCACGTACAAGTAGGATATGATGCGTTCAATAGATTTTTTCAAAAGACACAGAAGTTTAAAGGAACAAAACCATACGACGAATTTGCTCGCAGTCCCTATTACAATGCATTTGTTAAATTTGGAAGTTTTGTCAGCAATGTTAATCCGTTGTATCCAGATAGATTTATTGACTATGTAGTTACTTCTGGTGTTAAACTTGATCATTGGTGTAGAGATGAACTATACGACAAATATGTCCTTGATCTTATTAAATCAGAAAATGTAGAAACTGCATTACAGAGATCTATCACTCATATGATGAAATGGAGTGACGACAACAAAGCTGACTGGCGTCATTATTTCTTATATGTCAGTCTTAGTCGCGCTGCCTTTGATGTACGTGATGGCAAGATTAGTCCGTGGTTAGTATTGAACTCTAACAGTGGTAAAACTATGTTGAGTAAGTTTAGTGACGAGCAATTGAACGCAGTTGCTCAACACATAGATCCTCCATTTTGGATTAATAAATTTAAAAAGAATTCACAAGATGTTGAACTTGTGAAGCAAGTAGTTGCGGAATCAAAATTATGAAAACAAGAAAATTAAAAGACGAAACATCTGCATTAGAATTAGATTTTCCAATTGATTTAGTAGTGCATACTAAATGCCCAAGTAAATGGATGTTAATTGACCTAGAGACCGGCGAACATTACATTGGTCAAAACGAAATAGAAAAATACCAACAATGGAAACGATTAGAGAGAAATAATGCCTGATATTGATATAGACTTTGCTGATAGAGCAACTGCCTTAAAACATTTTAAACATGTTGTTGCGACAATCAACGATAATGGAACTTTTAAAAAACACAATACCGGTGTATACTGTACTACAATCCCGTATAATCCATTAACCGGACTAAGTACTATAGAATATAAAGATGCGGAAGATAGAGGTTATTTTAAAATAGACTTCTTAAATGTTAGTGTATACGAAAAAGTACGAGATCAAGAACATCTCAAACAACTAATGGAGACAGAACCGTTATGGGATCTACTAACGCAAGACGATTTCACGGATTTACTATTCCACGTAAATGGTCATGGGAACTTATTGAAACAGATGAAGCCAACTTCCATAGAAGAATTGGCAATGTGTCTCGCTTTAATCCGCCCAGCGAAGAGGAATCTTATAGGGAAGGATTGGACAGAGATTGGACAGACGATTTGGGAGAAACCAGAGAACGGTGACTACTATTTTAAAAAGGCGCATGCCGTAGCATATGCCCATGTAGTAGTTGTGCAAATGAACTTAATTTGCGAATCTGTTAGTTACGGGTTTAGTTAACGAGTTTTTCTTACTAGCTGTACTGATTTTCGTTTAACTCGTTTCAAAGTTAAATTCATTAGATTGACAGTGGGCCCTAATACAATACGAACATCTTTGCTATTAAAAGTCTTTATAGCGTAGGCAAACGGCTGTATCTGTTGCCTACATATAATAGTAATAGGAAACTGTCGATTACTTTCCCACCACCAAGCTTCACCTATTTCTAAAAACAGTGCTTTCTCTTCAGGGGTTTTGATCGAATTAAGATCGTAAAAACTTGTTACAAATTGATCTTGATTAATAATGAGACCTACAAATTCATCCCCACCATAGTTAATGACGCTGATAAATGGTAATTTTTCTTCGATATTATCTCTTAGTTTTGCCATAAATATAGTATAAAGGTCCCGCCGGTATGCAAAAAATCGCAACATATTTATATCCAAATAGAATACCTCTATTAGCAAATTTGGCTGGATTTCCTGTGGAGTATACAAACGTGTATCAGAGAAATATAAAAATTTATAAAGGCATAGACAATGTGCTAGAGTTTGATGTTAAAAATCCAGACCAGAAACGCATTGATTTATCTGGATACACACTGACTCTACATATCATGGACGCAGGCGGTCAAGGTGTAGTTGAAAAAGCGTTAGTTAAATTAAATCAAACAACATCTAAAGGACTTGCAACTGCAACAGTGCTTGAAAGCGATCTCAGTGCGTTAAGTGGACAATTCTTTAAGTTTAGTGTTACGGCAGTAGACGATGAAGACAATCCATTGATGTTATACGGTGACACACAGTTTGGTGCTAAAGGAACTATTGAGCTAGTAGGTGATGCGTTGCCAATCACTAGACCAAGCCAAACTCATACTAGCTTTTATCCAGTCATCACTGGCGCCACAGAGTTGATTAGTACGTATTATAGCAGTTCAATCCCAACTAAATTTTACGAAGCAGTACCTAGTACTGATCTAGACCTGACTGTACATATGACAAACTTTGTTGGTGAGATCTGGTTAGAAGCAACTACGCAGACTACAATAACACACGAGTCATTTAGATATTCCCCAAAAATTGTTGGGCCAATTATCATAGCAAATCCAAGTAGCACAACACTTACTTGGAGCAATGTTTCAATATCTGATTATAGTTATTTTAGAATTGGCTTTCACAAGAGCGCCGGAAGTATTGACAAAGTAATAGTATAAATGTTATAATATGGCATGAGCCTTATTGCAGACACGCTACTATCATACTTGCCGTCGAAACGAAAACAAACCCCCAGCGGATGGATAAGTTTTAACGCACCGTGTTGTGACGACAAACGTCAGCGTGGAGGCTTTATTGTTAACGGCGGTGATGCAGTAAGTTACCATTGTTTTAATTGTGGTGTTAAAGCAAGTTGGCAACCTGGCAGAACTATCAGCCAAAAAATGTCAAAACTCATGCGGGATTTAAACATGCCCGATGATGTTATCAGTCAACTAAGACTTGAAGCACTCAGACTAAACGAAAATTCAACAGCCACAGTTAGACAAGTAATTCCAACATTTGAAGCTAGAGCACTACCCCTAGATAGTGAACCAATTGTTAATTTTTTAGATAACCCTCCAGACAAGTTAATGCCAGTGATAGAATACTTGCTGAGTAGAAATTTATATCTAGAAGACTATCCATTTTATTGGACTCCTAAAATTGGGTTTAGCAATCGTGTTATAATTCCGTTCTACAAAGACGGTGTCATTGTGGGCTATACTGCTCGCGCAGTTAATGACTCTAAGCCCAAGTACATATCAGAGCAACAACCTGGATATGTGTTTAATCTAGATAAGCAACAGTATGACAGAAAGTTTGTAATTGTTTGTGAAGGCCCAATAGATGCGATAAGTATTGATGCATGTGCGTTAATGGGTGCAGAGATTAAAGACAGTCAAAACTGGTTGCTTAAACAACTAAGCAAAGAGGTTATACTGATTCCTGATAGAGATCACGAAGGCCCTAGGACAGTAGAACAGGCATTAGAATTTGGTTGGTCAGTTAGTATGCCCAATTGGCCTGAAGGGGTTAAAGACGTAAACGATGCAGTAATCAAATTAGGTAAGTTGTCAACGTTACACTTAATTGTATCTGCAAAAGAGTCAAACAATTTAAAAATTCAATTACGAGCAAAACAATGGTTTAAGGACATAACATGAAAAAACTTTTTTATATTTTACTTACTCCTTGGCGTAAATTTAAAGAACGCCGAGCACACAATAAACGCTTGAAGGAACTACGGGAGCAAGACCCGTTTATCTATAAATGATACAGTGGGGCATTAACGCACTTAACCATGGCTCAAGCCTAGCTGTGTTTAAGGACGGCCTATTCCAATCTAACACAGTGGCTACTGACGACGAGATACCCAGTGAGGTAATACGTAAAGCATTGGATCACGGGAGTCCAGATCGCATTTTTTGGTATGAAAATCCCTGGCTAAAGAAAGCTAGACAGGTGTATGCCAAACAGTATGCAACTGCTATGGATATGTCAAGTCTGCCTAGTAGGTATCTCAAGAAGGCAAGACTAAATTATGCGCCTATAACATATACGCCACATCATGCTAGTCATGCCGCTGCCGGCTATTATACAAGCCCGTTCAATCATTGTGCCGTTGTGGTATTAGACGCAATTGGAGAATTTGAATGTGCCACTATATGGGAAGCCAAGCACGGCGAAATGAAAAAAGTATGGAGCGCAAAGTATCCACATAGTCTAGGGTTGTATTATAGTGCTTTTACTAAAATGCTAGGGCTTACACCAATTCGTGATGAATACGTGTTGCAACAAATGGCTGAGCAAGGTGATCCTACTAGATTCCGTAGAGACATAGGCAACTACTTTGGTGCGGGCGATTTACATTTAGAATATAACTTTCATCGTGGTGTACAAAACTGGGACATTGGAGGTTGGACTGTACAAGATCAATGCAACCTTGCGGCCGCAGTACAAGAAAGATTTGAAATTCAAATTGCTAGAATTATGTATCGTGCCAAGCAGTTGACCAACGCAGATTGTCTAGTATACATGGGCGGCTGTGCAATGAACAGTGCCGCAAATAAAACCAAAGTTGAACCTAAGTTCAAATATATTTGGAGCCTGCCTAACCCGGGTGATCCTAGCAGTAGTATTGGAGCAGTGGCCTATCACACACGTCAACGTGTCTGGCGTACAGACTGGGCTCCAGTCAAACACATTGCAATTAATGTTTAAAGAGCGTATAATTAAAAGATGAAACAAAATACAGATTACGGATATGACATACAAAAAGTATACTTAGAGATGATGTTGGCAGACGCGGCAACTTTCAGCAGATGCCAAGGTATTTTTGATCATACTTTATTTGATCGTAGACTACAGGCCGCTGCCGAGTTTATGAGTCAATACATTGAAGACCACTCAGTAGTACCCACAGAAGACATTATCAATGCGGCAACTGGTACTACACTAAAAGTCCCAAGTGATTTACGCGAAGAACATTTTGATTGGCTACTTAACGACTTTGAAACGTTTACTAGACACAAGGGACTTGAGAAAGCTATTCTTGAAAGCGCAGACCTGTTGGAAAAAGGTGAATACGGCAGTGTAGAAGAGAAGATCAAGTTGGCAGTACAGATTGGATTACAACGTGATCTAGGTACTGATTACTGGTTAGATCCTCGTGCTCGATTAATGAAGATCAAAGATAAAAATGGTCAAGTCAGTACTGGTTGGAAGTCAGTTGATGAAAAATTATTTGGTGGATTCAACAGAGGAGAACTGAATATTTTTGCTGGCGGTTCTGGTGCGGGCAAGAGTTTGTTCTTAGCCAACTTAGGTATTAACTTTGCAGAAAAGGGGTTGAACGTAGTGTACTTGACACTAGAACTAAGTGAAGAACTTGTGGCTATGCGTATGGATGCAATGGTAACAGGTATGGCCACCAAGGATGTGTTTAAGAACTTAGATGACGTTGAAATGAAAGTTAAAATGGTAGGTAAGAAGAGTGGTACGTATCAGATCAAGTATATGCCAAGTGGTAAAACTGCCAATGATATTCGTGCGTATTTGAAAGAGTATGAGATTAAGCTAGGACGCAAAGTAGATGTGTTACTTGTAGATTATCTAGACTTGTTGATGCCTATAGGCAAGAAGATTTCAGCAGAAAACTTGTTTGTCAAAGACAAGTATGTGAGCGAAGAACTGCGTAACTTGGCCATGGAAAAGAACTGTGTATTTGTCACAGCGGCACAGTTGAACCGTGGCGCTGTTGAAGAAGTTGAATTTGATCACAGTCATATTTCAGGTGGACTAAGTAAGATTCAAACTGCTGATAACGTGTTTGGTATCTTTACCAGTAGAGCTATGCGTGAGCGTGGTCGTTATCAAATACAGTTAATGAAAACACGTAGTTCAAGCGGGGTTGGACTAAAGATTGATCTAGAGTTTAACATTGACAGCCTACGTATTAGTGATCTTGAAGAATCAGATTATGATCAAAATGGTGCGCCTAAGAGCAGTGGTAACGCCTTAATTGACAGTATTAAACAGCGTACTCTAACGCAGAATCGTGTTGAAGACCCCGCAGTCGGTGCCAGTACTGGATGGGAGAGAGCAACGCCTAAGGAAGGGTTTGATCTAGCCAAGCCCAAAGTTACCGCAGAAGTTCAAAGTAGTAAATTGCGTGAATTATTGAACAATATGGGTACAGGTGATATCTAAGTCATTGTCCATACAACAAAGACATATCACAGTATAGTCACGCTCTGAAACAGATATAACAGAGTCGCTTAGGCGCTGAAACACAATGCCAAGATTGGCAAGGTCACAGAGCCAAAGTTCTCGAGTAAGACAGCCCACCATAAAGCCCAATGGTCTGTATCGGTCTGTTGAACTAAAGTTGATCTCAACTGACAGCATAACTCTA